CTTTACAGGTCTTAGTCGCAACAAATGCGGCTTCACACGAACTATTACCCTCCGGCGTTAAAGCGGCCTTTGACGTAGCTCCAGGAACATCCGATACTGCTGCGGCATCATCATTCACTGTTACAGCAGACGAGATGAATATCGCAGTCATTGATGTACTAGGGGAGTGGACTGGAGTAGCTGGATCAGTTCTAGAAACTTTCCAACTCGTTTCTCAGGCCTCAGATTCTAAAAAGCCTGATGGAACATCCAATTACTATAAAGAAGTAATTAACAGAACATCTAAGTACGTCTACTCAAATTTAGTTCCGACTGGATTGACCGATGCTGGAGATGTTATCGGTGACGTGACTGCAAATACGACTTTTACCACTATCAGTACAGTGATCGAGTTCGACCTTGTGAATGGAACTGACGATAATGCGCCAACTTACTCAGAGATTGGTACTGCATTAGACTTCTTAGCAGATGCTGAAACAGTTGATGTTAACTTGTTGTTTGCATATCCAGACGCCGACGGCGAAAAATATATTGCAGATAAACTAATTTCCATATGTGAAGCTAGAAAAGATTGTATGGCTTTTGTATCTCCGCCGATCGAAAACTCGGTTGGTACTTCAAGTCCTGCTGCAGACGTAAAAGCTTGGGCTGATACACTTGCATCAACTTCTTATGCTTCAACAGATTCTGGCGCTGTTTATGTTTATGATAAATATAGCGACGTATACAGGTGGTTAGGAGCTTCAGGGCTTTGTGCTGGTCTTTGTGCGAACACAGATAACGTTGCCGGAGCTTGGTTCTCGCCAGCCGGTACAACAAGAGGTCAACTTTTCGGAGTTACTAAATTAGCATATAATCCTACTAAGGCTGATAGAGACACGCTTTACAAAGCAAGAGTTAATCCTCTCGTTTCTTTCCCTGGACAAGGTACAATGTTATTTGGAGACAAAACATTATTGAGCAAGCCAAGTGCATTTGATAGAATCAACGTAAGAAGATTATTCATTGTAATTGAAAAAGCAGTCGCGACTGCAGCTAAAGGACAACTTTTCGAATTCAACGATGAGTTTACTAGAGCTCAATTTAGAAATCTTCTTGAGCCATTCTTAAGAGATGTAAAAGGAAGACGTGGTGTTACAGACTTTAGAGTCGTATGTGATACTACAAACAACACAGGTCAAGTAATTGATGCTAATAGATTTGTTGCTGATATCTTTATCAAGCCTTCAAGGTCTATTAACTTCATCTCACTTAACTTTATTGCAACAAGAACCGGAGTCGATTTCTCAGAAGTCGCCGGTAGTTAATTAGGAGAAGAATAATGGCAATTTTAGGCGTAGACGATTTTAAATCTAAGCTAGTAGGCGGTGGTGCACGTTCTAACATGTTCAAAGTAACATGTAACTTCCCTGCTTATGCTCAAGGTGACGTTGAACTATCTTCCTTCATGATTAAGGGTGCTCAGTTTCCTTCATCAGTCGTAGCTCCTGTCCCTGTATTATTCAGAGGCAGACAACTACAACTAGCTGGTGACAGAACTTTTGAACCTGTAACATTAACAGTGATTAATGATACTGGTTTTGAAGTAAGAAACTCATTCGAAAGATGGATGAATGGTATTAGCGAACACAACAATAACACTGGTCAAAGTAATCCTACCGATTATATGGCTGACATTATTGTTGAGCAGTTAAACAAGCAAGGCGAAGTAACTAAGACTTACGATATGCGTGGTTGTTTCCCAACTAATCTTTCTACAATCGAACTTTCATACGATAATGAAAATCAGATTGAAGAATTTACAGTTGAGTTACAGGTACAATATTGGGAGTCTGGAACTACTTCTTAAAAGCTGTATAAATAATATTAAACGAGGGGAGTTAATCTCCCCTCCGATAATATTGAGGTAAATAGAAAATGGCAGAACTTTTTGGTTTTGAGATCAATAGAAAGGGAAAAGAGCTTCCAGAGCTTCCTTCTTTTGTTCCAGACACAGACGAAGACGGTGTTGGCGTTATCAACAGTGGTGGTCACTTTGGCCAGTATGTTGATATTGACGGTGATACTGCAAAAAATGAAGTTGATCTTATATACAAGTATAGGGATATCGCTTCACATCCAGAATGCGATGCAGCCGTAGAAGACATTATAAATGAAGCAATTGTAGGTGACAACAAATCAGCGCCTATTGAAATTGTTATGGACGAAATGGACGCGTCCGATAAAATAAAGAAAGTTATGAAAGAAGAGTTTGAGAACGTTATCTCATTACTCAGATTCAATAGTTACTCACACGATATTTTTAGAAAATGG